GTCCGGAGACACATAGGGGAGGTCCCCTAGTATCCGTTCACATCTGCTGAACATGAACGCGGCAGACCGCCAATACCCCTTCAGGTAGAAGGCGTTAGCAGTCGCTATCCACGACAGTAGTTCCGATGCTTGCTGCCGATTCTTAGGACACGTTGAACGAATATAGGTCGGTGTGACCTCATATCCGTTGTACGCATCGACACCACACGATTCCCTGAACTTTCCGTCCAGGAACGTCTTGGAGTCATTAACCTTGCAGTTGTACTGCTGCAGGCAACCAAGAACCGCTTCCGCTGCGTACTTTGGGACGATTATATCGTCGCCATAGACGTACACCCCACGGCTTACCTTATGGCAGTTACGCGGAGTGGCAGGAAGTCTGTGAAACCCTAGCAAGGCTACCACCACTACGGTGTAGAAGTACATAGCCTCGATCGGGAAACACAAAGCACTGCCCATAGACGCAAACTTCCGTAGGGTCAATACCCTTCCATCAGGAAGCTCAGCGCGAGTCGACCTACATGCGAGGATGGATTCCAGGATTTCTGGGACTCCACTCAGCATCTCTTCAACCATTGACAGGGGAACCCTGTCGCTAGCATCAGATAGATCTATGGTCACTGATAGACCTGTGGCCGAACTATTCAACGCCATCCACTGATTTACTGACTGATCGCGAAATAACACGTGACCAGCTGTCAACCAGTGGCTCTCGATCGCATCATAGAGACGCGCTCGTAGGGCCTGCTGTGCGTATTGCATACACACAGGCTCGACCGCGATGATCCTGGGTGCTTTCAGAGTTTTCGGGACTGTGACAACCCGGACGGGTTGTTCCTCAGTCTCAGACACAAACGCGACTTCCTGGTGTTCACTCTCTAAGGCCGCCCCTATGGGATAGGCGCTTCCTAAGAAGGGAGTGACCTGTTCCAGGCGTTCGTGCCAGCGCCGCCAGCGGTACTTCTGATTTCCAGATATACCTTCTGCGGTGGCACCGGGACCGTGCCGAGGGACCAGCATGTCAGGTAGTATACTACCCAACAGCAGGTTATCCCAAAGCACTGAAGAAACAGCACGAAATTGCGCGTGCGTCTCAACGGGTGCAGAAAACTCGCGAAGCGCATGCTCCACGTCAACGAAGTTCTGAATCGCCTTTTTCTCCCTTGCGGGGGTGCAAGGCAACTCAACTTTCTTGAAAAGAAGGCAGACTTGACGTACTGCCTCCACAAGAACTGAGGAATCGGAACTGTCATTAACTAAACCTCCTGTCTCACGGTCAAAGATTTGACTGAGCATACCTTGCAGGAATGCAGGGATTGCCTTGTTCTTCCGGAAGTTCTGGAAGGACGACGAGTCAACCCGGCCACTTGCGAGACTTCTCTCGAAGTCTTTAGCAAATTGTGGCAGAGCTATCGTAAGAAACGATAGCCCCTCATCTTTGACCCGAGACCTCACAGTCACGAGGTCTCGTAAATCAGAGACTTCAGCGGTGCACGTCTGGCAGGCGTCTTCGTAGACACGCTGCCAGAGCTCTAGAAGATCACTTGCGTTGCTTTTCATGCTACCTCCAATCTAGAAAGTCGGAGGACGGCATCAAGCTACACGCTTACCACCGGCAACCTGTTTCCACACGCGTGGATCCGGACTAACCGGCCAGGATACCGAGCTAGAGCTGTTACGACAACTTCCATGCGGGGGACCTGCAAGGGGCCCCTAGCTCTACGATTCGTTACCGTAGAGTTTACCCACAATGGTCGAAGTCAACCACGTTTTGAACGCGGCCACATGCTGGTCGACCTGCGTCACCGTGAACCCGTATTCGGGCCGATCGATGACGTAGGTATGACTGACGGAGTCGAAGTCTTGAGACCCGCTACCAAGCGGGTCCGCGACTAAGGCCCTCACGTCGAGCCGGACGGTGTGGCGCAATCTGCCCGCCTTGGTCTTCTGGTTCGTGATCGTCAGCGAGACGGTCTCGTCCGGAGACTGGTAGACAGACGGCGTGTTCGTCAGGACTGATCCTGACTGCACCCGAGCAAGCGCGTGCGCGACAGCATTGATTGTAACAGTTTGCGGTTCGGTTAGCATGTAGTTGACCTCCATCGAGATAGTAGTGAAGTTATGAGATGGGTGCGGGGCTGAGCTCACTAAACTCAACCTGCTTCTAGTCCCAAATCGGTGGACCGAGGTCACGCATAGTTTATACCAAGCGCAACGAGGATCGCTATCTGCCTGGTGGACAGTCCCCCAGGCGTGGTGGCAAAATGGAACGGACTCTCAGCACTACCCCGTCGCTTTGATTCGACGGTCCTGTACCATCTCAGGTCCAGGGTCTGGCCGTCGTACGTCTTGAATACCTTTCGATACTCGTAACGGACGCGGGAGTGGCGCATGAGATAGAACTCCTTGGACACAATAGAGTCGGACGCCATATCTTCGACACGTTGCACGTAGTCGCCGATATTGACGAACCAATCCACCAACCATGTCCAGGGTGTCACCTTGTAGACTACACTTGGGCTCACTCTGAGCCCCAGAGCTGTAATCAGCTGTTGCACCCGCCTGTAAGCGGGGTGCATCTTCTTCGCATAGTCAAATTCTGGTCGGTAATACTTGAAGGTTCCTGTATACCAGACGCTCGTCATTTTCTGACGAGTGATAGTCTGGGAACAGCCCCCGGGTACGAGGAACTCCAACGGTAAAGATGGAGTACAACCATTCGAAGTGATAGCACTTTGATGCACTACCTCTTCCGACGTGACTATG